TCCTTGGGGGGATGCTTCTCGATCGGGGCGCGGAGTGGGCGGATCCTGCGTGGTGGGCCGCGCGGTACGAGAACGCGGCCCGGGAGATCGGAGTCCAGCGTGCGGCGCAGGCCGCGGAGGATGCGGACAAGGGCGGGCGTTGGACCGAGCTCGTCCAGCGGGACAAGTCGGGCGCGGTCACCGCGAACGGACTGAACCCTTCGATCATCTTCGCCCACGATCCGGACGTCGCGCCAGCCTTGGCCTGGAACAAGTTCTCGGACCGGCCGGAGGTGCTCCCGGGCCGGTCGCTGCCCTGGGGCGGGCCGGGCCCTCGGGAGGTCCATCTGGACGCGGAGTGGTATCCCGCTGCAGAGTGGCTGCGCTCAATCCCACGGTGCGGGGCACCGTTCGCGAAGGGGTCGGTCATCGACGCGATCGAGAGCTCCGCCCGGGCCCTGACGTATGACCCCCTCGAGCGGTACCTTCGGGGGCTCCGCTGGGACGGGGTCCCGCGGATCTCGACGTGGTTGCAGGTCTGGCTCGGGGCGCCGGACACGGAGATCGCCAGGGAGATGGGGCGCCGTTGGCTCATCTCCGGCGCCGCTCGAGGTCTCCGCCCAGGGTGTCAGGTCGACTCGGTCCTAGTCCTGCAGGGGCGTCAAGGGATCGGCAAGTCCTCGGCCTTCCGAGCGCTCGGGCGGGGGTGGTACTCGGACCGGCTTGGGGATCCGCAGCAAAAGGACGCGATGGCGGAGATTCAGGGGGTCTGGATCCTCGAGATCGCGGAGCTCGAGAGTATGCGCCACGTCGACCTGGCCAGGCTGAAGGGATTCTTGACCCGGACCGAGGACGTGTACCGCGCGGCCTACGCGCGGAGCAACATCGCACGCCCCCGGCGATGCGTCTTCGGGGCGACCACGAACCAAGGCCAGTTCCTCGCGGACCCGACGGGAGCCCGGCGGTGGTGGTGCGTGTCAGTGGGGAAGCAGCTGGACCAGGGCGCGTTTGGGGAGGTCGTGGATCAGCTCTGGGCGGAAGCCGTAGTCGCGCTCGACGGGGGCGCGGACTGGCACCTGACCGGGCACCTGGCCGACGCAGCAGCGGCGGAAGCGGACGAGAGGCGCGAGGACTCGCCGTGGGAGGACGCGATCGAACGCTGGGCGCCGGCCGAACCGTTCACCACCGGGGAGGCCTTCACCGCGCTAGGCGTGGCCAAGACCGACACCCGGGCAGGCTACCAGATCCGGGACGCCCTGACCCTGCTCGGGTACCGTCAGATACGCCCGCGGACGGGCCCGGGGGGTAGGCCAGGGGCTCGCGTCTGGACGAGACCGTCCCAGGATTAGGAGGGGGTATAGAATGACCATTCTACAAAACGGAATATATACCGTGACCAACCGGTCTCGGTATATGGATTCTACAAAAAGAATAAGATATAGCTAACTAGACAAGCGCGCCGTCTTGTGGATCCGATCCAGGGCTGATCCAGGGCAGACCCCCCAAAAACAAGCGTGTTCCAGCCGATCCAGCCGATCCAGGCAATTCCCCAAAACTTTCTGTAGGTTTTCAAAAGGTAGGATAGTGTGGGCAAAGGTAGTGAAAAATATAGAGCCGTGGAAGTGTTAAGGGATCCGCCTGGATCGGCTGGATCGGGTGGAACATGCTTGTTTTTTGGGGGGTCTGCCCTGGATCAGCCCTGGATCGGATCCAACGTCCTGGAACAGGGACGGTACTATCCCAACGGAGAATAGAACTGTGAGCAATCCCACAATGACACCCCGAGACCTGATCCCTCCGCTCCCCCGGGAGACCACGGCGAACCACGACCGACTACTGACCTGGGCGGGGCTCCCGTCCGACCAGCGGCGCCCGGACGTCGCCTGCACCCGCTGGGGGATCACGACGGAGCGCCTCCGGTACACCATGCGGACCTACCGCTGGGAGGAGCGCGTCGTCCCGTGGGATGACTACCTCGCCCGGCTGGTCACCTCGACCATGGTCGACTCCCTCGAGCAGACGACCCGGGACCTGGCCCGTGAGCACGTCGAGCTCTGGGCCAAGGTGCGCCAGGTGGGTACCATGGCGCTCGACCGGCTCCTCGAGGACCAGGGGGAGTCCCTGACCCCCACCCAGGCGCTGGCCTTCCTCGAGGCCGCGTTCAAGGGCGAGCGACTGATCCACGGCGCTGCGACTGAGCACGTCGCGGTTGCGGTCCGGGCGTTGGACACGTCGGGGCTGTCCACGGACGAGCTCCGCGTCCTCCGCACCCTGCTAGCGAAAACAGGGGTCGGTGCGGAATGATGTGGCGCGGGTGCGTACAGTCGCTATAATCCGGGGGCAACCCAACGCGCTACGGCGCAGCAAGGACAACGACATGCCCGGATTGACCATCACCAACGAGCGCGAAGCAAAGCGCTTCCTGACTGCTACATTCAAGCTACGGCGCAAGCCCGAGGACAAGGTCCCGAGCTGGGCTTGGCGTGTGTCTACCGCGGGCGTCCTGCAGGTCGCCGCGTGCGGCCAGCACGTGGGGGCGATCGTGACCACCGAGACGCACACCAGCCTCGACCCGTTCGACGTCTGGCGTGTCCCCGAGCGCGCGGCGTTGGACAGGATGCACCAGGGGTTGGGCTCGGCCCCCTGCTTCCTGGCTCAGATGCTGGTCCAGATCCCGACGGCGCAGGACGCTGTCTTCCCTCCGTTCGAGAAGTTTCTGGGCATGTGCAAGCGAGACCCTGCCCCCGCGGACGGGTCCGGAATCGTGGACATCGACCTGCTCGATAGCGTGCGTCCGCTGGTCGCGCTCCACACAGATCACAAACGCGGGGCCACGATCACGGTCAAGGCGGGAGGCTCCCCCTCGGTGCTGGTCTCGGTCCTGCCGTGGGTCGAGTGCGTGGTCATGGGGCGGCGTCAATGACCCGGGCCTATCGCAAGGTTGACGCGGCTGAGGCCGAGACCTACCGCGCGGCGGACTGGTCGACCCCTTGGCCGACGGCCCAGGCGCTCGGGGAGCAGACGGGGCGAGACCCGAGCGCGGTCCTGATGTGGGCCCAGCGTCACGGCTTGGCACCCGCCCCGAGGCCAAAGCCCAGGGTCGACGTCGATGCCATCCGCGCGGGTGTCGCGCGGGGTGAGTCCTTGGCGGACATCGCCCGCGAGCTCGGGCTTCACCCGACGACCGTCCAGCGCGTCGCGCGCAGGGAGGGGATCACGAAGGGGCGGACCAGGGCGCATGACTGGGACGAGAACGGGCGGTGTCGCCGCTGCTCGATGTCGTTGATCTGGTCCGGCGCGTCCGCCCCGTGCAAGGGGACATGACCCTCCCCCGTGACGTGGCCCGGAAGACCCTCGTTGACGTCGACCGGCGCCTCGTCGCGGAGGGGGGTCTCCGGGATTTCGCCCGGCTCGCCTGGGGACAGGTCGAACCTGGGCGGATGCTCTGGAACTGGCACCTCGACGTCATCGCGGAGCACCTCGAGGCCGCGTCGAACGGCGAGATCCGCAACCTCCTCTTCTGCGTCCCACCCGGGACCATGAAGTCGCTCATGGTGTCCGCTATGTGGCCGGCCTGGGAATGGACCAAGATCCCCGCGACCAAGTGGATCTACTCGACGTACGCCCAGGGCCTGAGCGACAAGAGCGCGCGCCAGCACCGGGACATCGTCGCCTCTCCCTGGTACCAGGCGCGGTGGGGCGAGACCTGCTCACTACCTCGAGAGTCCGTGCGCCAGGTCCGGTTCTTTCAGAACAACGCGAACGGGTTCCGTCTGAGTACGGCGGTCGGTGCGGGCATTACCGGGCACCACGGGAACCGGCTCGTGTTCGACGATCTCGTGAAGGCCCAGGACGCGGAGGGCCGGGCCGCGGTCGACGCGAAGGGGATCGAGCGCGCGAACGACTTCTGGTTTAAGGTCATGGCGACGAGGCAGGCCGACCCGCAGACGACCGTCAAGGTCGGGATTATGCAGCGGCTGCACCTGAACGACACGGCTGCCTTGTGCCTTGACTCGGGCGACTACACGGCGGTCGTCCTGCCGATGGAGTACAACCCCCGGTCCCGGTGCTTGTTCTCCCGCCCGGTCCGGCTCGAGGACGGGACCGAGATCGAGGAGGACCCGCGCGAGGTCGAGGGCGAGCTCTTGTGGCCGGAGCGATACCCGGCGGAGGACGTCGCGGCGCTCCGGGTCTCCCTCGGGCCGCTCGGGGCCGCGGCCCAGCTCGACCAGAACCCGGTCCCGCCGGGCGGCGCGATCTTCAGGACCGAGGACTTCGCGCGCAGGTACACGGAACTCCCCAAAGGCTGCCGCTGGGCTATGTTCGTGGACTGCAGCTTCGAGGACGAGAAGACGGCCGTCGACCCGGACCCCGTCGTGGCGCAGGTCTGGGCCTGGACCTCGGGCGCGTTCTACCTCGTGGACCAGATCAGGGAGAAGCTCGACATCACGGACACGGTGCAGGCGCTCCGGGATCTGCGGGCGAAGTGGCCGAGGGTCACGGCGATCCATATCGAGAAGAAGGCGAACGGGGCGGCGGTCATCAGGACGCTCCGGGACGAGGTGCCCGGGGTCAAGGCGTGGCCGCCCAAGGGCGAGGCGCTCCCAGGCAAGGTCGAGCGCGCGAACGCGGTCCAGCCGCTCATGAGCTCGTGCCACTTCCCAGCGGACGCGCCCTGGTTCCAGGACTACCGCGCGGAGCTCTTGGGCTTCCCGCTCGCGAAACACGACGACCAGGTCGACGGGACGACCATGGCGCTCCTCGTGATGCACACCCCACGCGGGCGCCGGTACGGCAACAGCCTTGCGCGCGAGCGCGTCGCGGGGTAGGGTCGGGGGCCGGGCGCAGTGGGATCCGCATACCCCTGCACGCGCCTTGCCTACGCCCCCAGGTCTCGACCTCCAGGGGGCGTTTCCTATGGCGCGGGCGCGTGCTACACCGAGACCATGGCCACCCCGTCCCAGAAGCGCCTAGCGGCGGACATCGCGAAAAAGTCCCGCACCGACTCTTGGGTCTCTGCGGTCACAGGGCTAGGCGGCTCGCGGGACAAGTCGATATCCTACGAAATGGCCTATGACGCGCTGCTGACGCAACCGCAGATGGACGCGCTATACCAGGGGGACGACCTGGCCGCGACGATCGTCGACGCACTGGTCGAGGACGCGCTGAGCAAGGGGATCGAGATCACGGGCGAGGAGACCGGCGACCTTGCACGCGCGTTCGAGGCGATGGGCGGGGCGGACCTCTTCGTCGATGCCGCAACCTGGGGCCGTCTGTACGGCGGCGGCGCGATCTTCATGGCGACCAAGGACGCGCGCTACGATCTCCCCCTCGGGGAGAAGCACGGGCCGCTCCTGTACCCGCTCGTCCTCGACCGCTTCGAGATGCAGCCCGCGACGTACTACACCGACGCGCTGTCCCCGAGGTTCGGTGAGGTCAAGACCTACCGGATCACGCCGGGGAGCCAAGGCGCGGCCCAGTCCGGGGAGATGGTCGGGCGGGAGATCCATGAGTCCCGGTTCGTGTTCTTCGGAGGCGCCCGGACGACGCGACGCACCCGGCAGCGGAACGGGGGCTGGGACGTCTCGGTGCTGCAACGGGCCCTGTCCGTGCTGCGCGACGCGGGCGCGAACTGGCGGTCGTCCGTGTTCGCGTTGCAGGACCTGAGCCAGTCCGTGTTCAAGATCCAGGGCTTGATCGAGATGATCGCCGAGGGGAAGAAGGACGAACTTCTGACCCGTATGGAGCTCGTCGACATGTCCCGGTCCGTCGCGCGCGCGGTCGTCCTCGATGCTGAGATGGAGGAGTTTAGCACGGTTGGGAGCACGAACCTCGCGGCGGTCCCGGCCATCCTGGACAAGACCTTCTCCCGCGTGGCGTCGGTCGCGCACATGCCGTTGACCAGGCTCATGGGTGTTTCGCCCGGGGGCCTGAACGCGACCGGCGAATCGGACCTGTCCTGGTGGTATGGCCAGGTCGACGTGTACCGCGAACTCGAGCTCAAACCGAAGGTGATGGCCTTCCTGCGCGTCCTCGCGCGCTCCCTCGGGATCGCGACCGACGGGCTGGACGTGACCTTCCCGCCGCTCTGGCAGATGTCGGACCTCGAGCAGGCGAATCTGCGCAAGGCTGTCGCGGACACGGACGTGGCGTACATCAACGCGGGCGTGCTGCTGCCGGAGGAGGTCGCCTTGTCCCGGTTCGGTTCGGGCGCCTGGTCCGGGGAGACGACGGTCAACCTCGACGTCCCGCGCGATGCGGCACCCCCGCCGGCCGTGCCTGGGGTGCCAGACTTCGCGGCGGGCGGCGGCGGGGCGCCCGGTGGCTTCTAGTCCCCTCACCCCCTACGCGCGCAACGCGCTTGAGCAGGCGATCCAGTCCCGCCGCGCTCGGGCGAACGCCGTGTCCCTGCGCCGGTCCACGAAGAGCCGCACGCCGAAGCTGCCGCTCGCTGAGGAGCGCGCGCTCGAGCGGTACCTGACCACGCTCACCCGTGAGGCCGCGGATGAGGTCCGGGAGCTGGTCGCGCGTGGCGTCTCGATCAACGACCTCCTGCCCCTCGAGCAGCAGCTCGGAGGCATCCGCCTCCGGCTGGCCGAGCGGATCCAGTCCTCCGAGGTGTCCGAGATCGTTGACGCGTTCGGGCGCCGGGTCAACGCGAAGAATCTGGCGGACACGGCGCGGGTGCTCAGGATGTCCCCGGATGCGCTTCCGCCGTCGGTCCGGTCGGTCCTCGACGCGTTCCGCCGGGAGAACGTGCGTTTGATCGGGTCCGTGCTCGATGACCAGATCTCGGAGGTGTCCGAGCTGGTCCGGGAGGCGGTCCGGACCGGGCGCCGCGTCGAGGACTTGGCCGAGGACATCGAGGCACGCTTCGGCGTGAGCACGTCGAGGGCCCGGCTGATCGCACGGGACCAGGTCTTGAAGGCTAACAGCGCGATGACCCAGACCCGCATGACCGCGGCCGGGGTCTCGCGGTACCGCTGGTCGACGTCTCGGGACGAGCGCGTCAGGCCGATGCACCGGGAGCTCGAAGGCCAGATCTTCAACTGGTCCGACCCGCCGGTCACGAATGAGAAGGGGGACAGGAACCACCCCGGGGAGGACTACCAGTGCAGGTGCCTTCCTGTCGCGGTCCTGGACTTCGAGGAGGATGGCTAGTGCGTAACCCTTTACGCACCCCCCGGCCCGTGCTACGCCCAGAGTAGTACCATGGTTCTACGCTACGACCGCGGCTCTCTCGGCTCGGTGACTCGGACGCCCCAAGGCGGTATCCGGGTCGCGGCTGCCGTCGCGCGCGTGGGGATCTTGACCTACCGCAACGCGGACGGGTCCGAGCGGCGCGAGCTGCGCCTCCCCGAGGACGTGTTCCACGCGGACAGCATGGCCAGCCTCGCCGGCGCGCCCGTGACGGACCTGCACCCGCCTGAGATGGTCGGCCCTGCGAACTATCGCACGTTCGCGGCCGGTCACGTGGCCGAGGGCTCGGCCCGTCAAGAGGGGGACCTGCTCCTCGCGGATCTGGTCGTCCAGGACGGAGACGTCGCAGACCGCATCCTGAACGGGGAGCGCAAGGACGTCTCTTGCGGCTACTCGTGTGACATCGAGGACGCGCCCGGCGTGTACCAGGGCGAGCGCTACGACGCCGTCCAGCGGAACATCCGACAGAACCACGTCGCGCTCGGACCGCCGGGTTGGGGGCGTTCCGGTTCGTCGGTGTCCTTGCGGCTAGACTCTGCGGGGGATGGACTCCCGCCAGTGATGGAGGTGCCCACCGTGGCCGACATTTTCGAGCGAATCGATGGGGTCGATTATCCCGTGGGCACCCCCCCACATCAGGCGGCGGTCAGTCGTCGAGACGCAGCGTTCACCGCGCTGCAGGTGCGCGCCGACGCGGCCGAGAGCAAGATCAAGGAGCTGCAGAAGCGGATCGACGAGCTCGAGGAGGAGGTCAAGGACGCGGAGGCCAGCGCCGATCGCAAGGTCGAACTGATGCGCGTCGCGGACAGCCTCGGCGTCGAGGTGCCCGAGGGTGCCGACGAGGCCGCGATCATGATGGCGGTCATCTTGAAGGCCAACCCGGACATGGACCTCGAGGGCAAGTCCCCCGAGTACCTGGCCGCGGCCTACGACATGACCGTCGAGGCGATGAAGGCGGCCCCTGCCGCGGAAGCACGCGGCGACGGACGCACGCGCGCCGACACGATCAAGACCGAGCTCGAGAAGGCGCGCGAGCGCGCCGACGCGGCTCAGAACAAGACCCGAGAGGCCGGCCGTAGCGCCTGGCAGAAGGCGAACTGACCATGGGCGTACAGACTTCCGTTTCCACGGCTCCCGCGCGGGGTATCGAGGGCCAGCTTGCAGAGCCAGGCGCCCCGACATACCGCGTGTCCGGCGTCATCGAGGAGACCGCGAACGTGGCGCTCCCGGGCAAGCTCTTCGTCCGCGGCACGGCCGACGGCCAGGCGAAGACCATCATCAACGCGGGGACCATCACCCCCGCGAACATTCTCGGCGTGGCCATGTACGAGGACGCGCGCGAACCGAGCGACTTCGGGGACCAGCGCCCCGTGACGCTGGTCCGCCAGGGCGTGATCTACGTCGCGGTCGCCGAGAACGTCACGGCGGGCGCCGCGGCGACCTACGGCAACACGACCGGGAACCTGGACGAGTGGGGCGTCACGGCCGACGCGGACCATGTCCCCGTCCCCGGCGCGCGCTGGGCTCAGACGGTCGC